GAAACTTTGTAAAGCTAGATGCTATTACTACATCCGCTACAGCTACATATAATTTATTAAATGGTGGAGTTGCGTACTTTCCACAAACTGCTAATAACTGTATCGTATCTTTAAATGGTGTTATTCAATCGCCAACTTCAGCTTATACAATATCAGGTTCAACAATAGTATTCTCAGATGCTTTAACTTCATCTGACACAATAGATTTTATTTTAGTATTAGGAGATGTACTTTCAATAGGTACTCCTTCTGATGGCACAATCACTTCTGCTAAACTTGCTTCTGGTGTATCAGGATTAATTTCTTGGCAATCAGTTCAAACAACAGGATTTACAGCATCTGCTGGTAGAGGTTATCCTTGTAATACAACTTCTGCAGCTTTCACAGTAACATTACCTGCATCACCAAGTGTTGGGGATACAATTATATTATTAGATTACGCAGGAACTTTTGACACAAACAATTTAACAATAAATCCTAATTCAAATAAATTAGAAGGTGGAACAGGTAATCAATTATTAACAGGAGATAGAGAAGGAGTAACATTAACTTATATAGATTCAACACAAGGTTGGTTAGCAAGTTCAGGAATACAAGAAGGAACAGATGGTTTAGAACCACCTACTTATTCAATAGATTTCTTAGTAGTAGCAGGAGGTGGAGGTGGAGGAGAAGTTGGTGGTGGTGGAGGAGCAGGAGGTTATAGAACATCAACTCAATCAGCACAAATTGGAACAGTAATTACAGTAACAGTAGGAGATGGTGGAACAGGTACTGCTGAACCTAATAATGCTACATCTGGATCAAATTCTTCAATATCAGGATCAGGATTAACTACAATAACTTCAGCTGGTGGAGGAAATGGTGGTAATGATTTATATCCAGCTTCTCCAAGTTCTCCTGGAGGAAATGGTGGATCAGGTGGAGGTGGAGGAGGTGCTGGAGAAACTCCTTCAAATGTAACTTCTGGTGGAACAGGAAACACACCAAGTACATCACCAAGTCAAGGTAATAATGGTGGTACTGGTCATGGTTCTCCTGGTGCTAGAAGCGGCGGAGGCGGAGGAGGTGCTGGAGCTGTAGGTGGTAATGGAAATTCATCTGGAACTATTGGTGGAGATGGTGGTAATGGTACAGCTTCTTCAATTACAGGAAGTTCAGTAACTTATGCTGGAGGAGGTGGTGGATTTACTCAAAACTCTCCACATGATTTTGGAACTGGAGGAACAGGTGGTGGTGGAAATGGTAGTGGAGAAAATGCTCCTGCTAAAAACAATGGAACAGTTAATACTGGTGGCGGTGGTGGTGGTTCAAGAGGTGGAGTAGGATCAGGTGATGGAGGAAAAGGAGTTGTTATACTAAGTATGTTAGCAACAAAATATTCTGGTACTACAACTGGATCTCCAACAGTTACAGATAATGGAAGTTATAAAGTAATTAAATTTACAGGTTCAGGGAGTTACACAGCATAATGGCTAGCTTTGCAAAAATAGGATTAAACAATAAAGTAATAGAAGTTCTTTCAGTAGCTAATGAAGTTCTTCATGACTCAAATGGAATTGAACAAGAAAATATTGGAATTGATTTCTTAACAAAATTAACAGGTTATCCTTTGTGGGTTCAAACATCATATAATAATAATTTTAGAAAAAACCATGCAGGAATAGGATATACTTATGATGAAGATAGAGATGCTTTCATTCCTAAAAAACCTTTTAATTCTTGGGTACTAAACGAAGATACTTGTAATTGGCAATCTCCAATACCTTATCCACAAGATAATCAAAAATACAAGTGGAACGAACAAAATCAATCTTGGGATTTAAGAGAAGATAGTATATAATTCAATCAAACAATGATTGAATCTAACATTAGTGGAATATTTCCAACACCTATTTATATATCTAAATTAAATAGAGAACTTACCAATAAAGAATTATTATTTATTGATAAGACTAAATCTGATTGTAATAAAAACGAAGGTAATATTACATCAAATGATAATTATATTTTAAATAATAAATCTTTTAAAAATTTAAAAGAAGAATTAGATTTAATAATAAAAGATTATTTTAATAAAATAATTTCACCAGCAAATAATATAACACCATATATTACTCAGTCTTGGTTAAATTATACTGAAACAAATCAATATCATCATAAACATACACATCCTAATTCATTAGTATCAGGAGTTTTTTATATTAATTCTAATAATGAATTTGATAAAATTAAATTCTTTAAAGAAGATTATAAAACAATTAGACCAGAAGTAAAAGATTGGAATATATGGAATTCAGAATCTTGGTGGTTTCCAGTTAAAACTGGAGATGTAATATTATTTCCCTCATCATTAACTCACATGGTAGAAACTAAGCAAGGTGATAACACTAGAATTAGTTTAGCTTTTAATGTCTTTATAAAAGGAACTATTGGTAATAATAAATCATTAACAGAACTTATATTATGATTGTTAGAAAACTTAACATAGAAGAAACAATCAAAGCATATACCAATGAAAATGGTTTTGCTTGGGGTATTAATACTGTAATGAAATCTTTAGCACTTAACGCAAGTTATGACTTAACATCTGCTGGTGAATTTATTATAGATAGATGGGATTCTCCTTTGCCACAACCAACATCACAAGAAATAAGAGATGAATATATTAGGCAGCAAACTATAGCTGAGTGCATTGAATACTTTAATAAAGTAAAATGAACATCCTAATAGCTATCCCATGTTATGGTGGTAACGTAAGTAATCTAACATTCCATTCATTATTAAATACATTACGTTGGTTAAATGATTCTGGACACAATGTCAGAATAGAAACATTACCTACCGAATCCTTAATCTCTCGTGCTAGAAATAAATTCGTTACTAAGTTCTTAGAGAATAAAGAATTTAATGGTACGCATTTATTATTCATTGATGCTGACATAGGTTTTAATATTGAGAATCTAAAAAGAATAATAGAGTTTGATAGAGAAGTTGTTACCTGTACATATCCTGTAAAAGGATTTTACTGGCAGCAGTTACTAGATCGTATCAAAGAAAATAATAATATAGATGAGAAAACAATGCGTGATTATTTATTGCAGTTCAATGTTAATCTTTATCCTAACACAGAATTTAAAAACGGATTCGCTCGTGTGAAAGAGTCAGCTACAGGTTTTATGTTAATTAAACGTAATGTCTTTACTACTATCATGGATAAGTTTCCTCATCTTAAATACAAACCAGATCTAAGAACAGGGATAGAAGGATCAGATAACGCATACGATTTCTTTCCTGTTGGTTGCTATAAAGAAAAGGATGGAGTAACAAGATACTTATCTGAAGACTATTACTTCTGTAGATTAGCTGAAGAGTGTGGATTTGAGATCTGGACTGATTTATCAACACCAATAACACACTTGGGTTCTGCTGAATATCATGGTATGTTCATGACGCAACTAAACAAGAAATAATATGACAACAATATTAATACTTATATCATTAATCATAGGTATCTACATTGGCTGGAAGTATGAGCATGTAGTTAATGATATTATAGAATCTATTAAATCACACTTGAATATAAAATAGTTAAACCCATATACGTTCCATTAAACAATGGAGAATACTATGTACAACTATTCAGATATTAAATCATACTGGAATAAGTTTCTTAATGATTACACAGCTGACGTTAAGTCTTTCTGGAATAATTATTTAGAAGCAGTAGATAAGATATACAAAAATAAATAAATAATAATTGTAAAACAATAAGTTATAAAAAATAATTTTATTTACTTATTATTCAATTAACTTTATCTCGCACATGCCAAACCAACTATAGGAGTTTGCATGGCAAAAAAGAAAAAATCTGCTGAGGATATAATCTATGAGATCAAAGATCTCTTAGATGATCTGGAGCTAAAGATCAATCCTGATGAAGGATATGTATCTGATGATGAAGACGATCTAGATGAGGATGAATTTGATCTAGATGATGAAGACGAAGAAGAGTAAATAAATGCTATATGGGGTGTTTATAGCATCCCATATACACCTATAGATTGACTTTTTCATGCCACTATATATGGTGGCGAAATGAAAACAAAGCACAAGATATCTACAACGTCTGTTAGACTATCGGCACATGAGAAGCTCTGCGCTGAGAGAATGGCACAGCTCATTAAAACAATAGATGAGTTACGTGATGACGTTAAACAACTTCACTCAGATATGAATAAAGGTAAAGGTGTTATTGCTTTCATAATAATAGTCGGTGGTATCATCGGCGCAATAGTTGGCTTGCTAAAATATTTTAGATAATGAAGACAAGCAACAAAGGTGTCTTGAGTGAAGTTATAGCTCATTCACACTTTGCCAAAGATCCGGATCTTTTAATATTCACTCCACTCTGCGGTGTGGGTCCAGTTGATATCGTAACTTATAATATTAAAACAAAAGAATATAATAACTATGATGTTAAGACAGAATCTTTTAGATTATCAGATACAAAGTATGGTAATAAAAATAAAGATCGTATAAACAGAGCGCCAAATAAAAGACAAAAACATTTAAATGTTAAAATACTTTACGTTGGTAAAGATGGTAAGATAACAATAAAATGAAACTATCAGAAAATTTTACATTAGAAGAATTAACTTATTCCAAAACAGCTGAAGATAAAAAGATATCTAATATTCCAAAAGTTGAACATATCAAAAATCTTCAGTTGTTATGCGATCATATCCTGCAGCCAATTAGAGATGCTTTCCAAACTTCTGTTAAAGTAAGTTCTGGTTATAGATCTCCTGAGCTATGCCTGGCTGTTGGTTCAACAATCAAGTCTCAACATACCGAAGGTAAAGCAGTAGACTTTGAAATAGATGGTATTCCAAATCTACAATTAGCTAACTGGATTTATAAGAACTTAGACTTTGATCAATTAATACTTGAGTTCTGGAACCCTGCTGAAGATAACTCAGGGTGGGTTCATTGCTCATACAATGGATCTCAAAACAGAAAACAGTATTTGAAAGCTATGCGAATAGATGGTAAAACTGTTTATTCAACAATGGAGATAGAATAATGTTACCTGTATTAAATGCTATAGCACCTCTTGCTAAGATATTATTTAACACTGTAGATAAAGCAGTTGCAGATAAAGATTTGGCTGCAAAATTAAAAGCAGATTTACAAACTCAAATGTTACAATCGCATACTCAGGAGCTGCAAGCCGCATCAAGAATAATTGAAGCAGAAGCTAAAGCCGGCTGGTTCACATCATCTTGGCGTCCCCTGCTTATGTATGTATTAATTACAATTTTAGTTTGGAATTATATATTTAGTCCAATTATTTCTGTATTGTTTGGAGTTAAAGCTAGTGTTGATATGCCATCAGAGGTAACTAATTTATTAACTGTTGGTGTTGGCGGCTATACCATAGGAAGATCAGCGGAGAGTGTTGCAAAGTCTTTAGCTGCTAGACCAGTACAAAGCAAAGATCAAGAAAATGGATAGTGTTAAATTAAGTGATCAAACACAAGTATCTTTACCTATTAAAAATATAGTAGCTATCGTATCTGCTATTGTTGTTGCTGTCTGGACTTACTTTGGAATAGTTGAAAGACTAAATAGACTTGAGACTAATGAGAAGTTAATGGCACAAGATCTTTTAAAGAAAGCAGAACAAACTCCTAAGAACCAGGAGATGTATATGTTGATTGAGTATCAAGCCAAATCAATAGATAAGCACTCTAAACAACTAGAAGAAAACGTACACACTAAAGTATTAATAGCTCAGTTAGAAAAAAAAGTAGATAAACTAGAAAAAGAACTAGATTCATTAAGAGGTAAATAATGGGTGAAATAGTATTTGCTTTATTAATGTTCCTTAATGGTAAGTTAGAAAACTACTCACCTAAAATTAATCTTGCTGATTGCTTAGAACAAAAACGTAAAGTTGAACGTGATGGTAGTACAAGTTCTGTAAGAATGGAATGCAAAGAAGTAGAAGCAGTTGTTGAAACTGATAAGCATGGTGTTAAAAGAATAAGAGAAATTAAAGGAATTAAATGAGCAATCAAATTAAAACAGCATTCGCAATGAAGTATGCTAAAAAAATAACTAACAAAGATTACAATGGCAAAAAAAAATCTAGAAAACAAACATATAAGAAAACCGCCTAAGAAAAGAAAAGGTAGGCATACTAAAAAAGTTAATAAGCATAAGACTTATAAACCTTATGCTGGACAAGGTAGAGTATGAGAAAAGAACATAAGAACCCAAAGGGTGGATTAACAGCTGCAGGTAGAGCTTACTTTAAAAGAACTGAAGGTTCAAACCTTAAAGCTCCTGTTAAAGGTGGTTTAAACCCACGTAGGATCTCTTTTGCCGCTAGGTTTGGTGGCATGAAGGGTGCGATGAAGGATAGTAAGAATAGACCCACTAGATTGGCTTTAGCGCTAAAAGCATGGGGGTTTAGAAATAAAGAATCTGCTAGAGCTTTCGCTGCCAGACATAAGAAATCGTGAAAAGAAAAAAGAAAAACAGTATATTTCGTTGTGGGTTCTGCTTTATTTGCAATAAAGAATTGTTGTCAAATATGGGTGGTTGGGTTATTAATGCTGAACACAGGCGGTTTTGTCATAATGGAGATGGTGATTGCTTTGATAGATATCACCAGGATAACCTAAGACGTAGAGCTGCTGAAAACAAAAGAGAAGAAAAATATTATGCCGCTAAATGCTAAAGGTAAAAAGATTATGGCTGCCATGAAAAAACAATATGGAGCTAAAGCTAAAGAAGTTTTTTACGCATCAGAAAATAAAGGAACTATTTCTGGTGTTAAAAAAAAGAAGAAGACTATACTATAATGGAACGCAAAGGTTTATACTACAACATTAATAAACGTAGAGCTGCCGGAACTTCAAGAAGTAAAAAAGATTCTACTATATCTCCTGAAGCATACAGGAATATGAAAGCTGGTTTCCCTAAAAAGAAAAAGAAAACTATTCTATAGTTCTTTATTTATTTCATCATATATATTCCAAATTTCATTCTTTGGTTTCCAATAACCTATCTTTAAATTCTTTTGGTTATGGTGATACATGATTGTTGTATGATTTCTTTTACCAAGAACATTACCAACGATTGAATAATTCATGCTAGCTCTCTCAAGCATTACATTAATTGCAATGGTTCTT